GCTGACCTTCTGGACCAACACTAAGACCACCACGACCACGACCAAATACACTAGAAGCAAGTCTCTGTTCTTGTCTACGTCTAGCAGGGTCTAGTAATGCTTGCTGCTCTTCAAAGTAAGACTGAGCAGCAGCAGTAGGATCATAAGACGCAGGGGTTACTTGACTAGCTAAACTTTGCAATCTTGCTTGCTGTTCTAACACATCAGAAGTAGGAGTGCCAGACAAATCTGATGTTAAGCCTCTGCCTAGTTGTTGTACTTTACCTAAGTATTCTTGTTCAGCAGCAGTCATCTCTCCTTCAGTACCTGTAGGTAAGAACTGTTGTCCAAGACTAAACAATCCTTGTCCTGCTGCTTCATATTGTGGTAAGTATCCTGCTGCTCTTTCTGCTGCAGTTAACCCAACATCGCCCAAAGAACCTAATCTTTGTTGTTGTTCTATAACTTCAGGAGAAGCTGTATATCCAGCAGATTTTAATGCACCAGTGCTAGGATCTATTTCAAACTGAGACTGTCCATATAAAGTTGATACACCTACAGGTCTAAAAAATCCTTTTTGACCTAATTGTTGCATCCTAGCATTGTATTGAGCAGCAGTTTCTCCAGCTTGTTTTGCATACTGTCTACCTGCTATCGCACCACCAACAGCAGAACCTATAGCACCGCCTATTGGACCCCCAAAAGCTGTTCCTATAGCAGGTGCAGCAGCAGCTACAATACTCTTAACTGATGATCCCATTATCTTACCCTTCTTTCTAAGACATATCCTGTTAGTTTAAATCCAAACTTTTTTTCAAAGCCTTTGTAGTTTCTTTTTGTAGCCATCATAATTTTCTTGTAACCTAATTCTTTTGCTAAATTATCTAAGACAGTATTCCAGTAATTACCATTACCATAAACTTGAATAGCTACTAAGTAATCTTCCCATGTTGTCCATGACATAAAACCATGTTCGTTTTCTATTAAGTTATCTGTTGCTATGAATTTATCTTTAGACTTATGTAAGTATCTTTCTATATCTTTTTCAGTCATTTATGGTTTTGGGTATTTAGCTTTAACAGCAAGACAAGCAGCGATGTAAGCATCTATCTGGTCTTGATCGCCTTTGACAACACCATCAATATAATCAGCCATTGGTGGATACTCTGATGCTCTCTTTCTTGCGTAGTCTTTAGCATCATGCTCAGCTTGTAGTCTGTCAATCTCTGCCTGTATCTCAGCATCAGTAGGTTGAGGAATGTCAGGACTCTGCCAGTCTATAACTCCATTATCAATACACCATACACCTTCTGGGGCTAATGAATATAAAGCTGTTTCTTTTGTAATCGTATTCATGTTAATACCTTAAACTGTAATGTAACTTCTGAGATATAACGTAAGACCATAAGCACCGCTTGTTCTTGTAAATTTAATAGATTGACAATTAGAAGGAATACCAACAGCTACTCCATGAGAACCGTATACTTCACCACCTCCGTTGTTACCACCGCCTAAACCATAGTTATAAGTGCTTCCTATAGTAGAACCAGTACCTCCTGTGCCTGTATATAATGTAATATTTCCTCTACTACCTGAATTAAAGTAGTATGCGGCAGATACCCAGCCAAACAAAGCAATACATCCTGAAGGAACATTATAAGTACCGTTAGCACTTAAAGTTACAGCTATTGTTGTAGCTGTCGGATTAGAACTAGCAGAAGATACCCAATCAGTACCTGTAGATGTCAATACGTTACCGCTAGTACCTGGTGCTATCATCTGAACAGCACTTGTACCATTACCGAGCAGCACATAGTTAGCTGTCAATGATGATCTACCTGTTCCTCCATTAGCAACAGACAAATCAGTGCCTGACCAGTCACCGTTATCGATGCTACTCTGAGTAGCTAGCGAACCTAACCCAAGATTAGTTCTAGCACCTGATGCAGTTGACGATCCTGTACCACCGTTAGCTACTGCTAAGTCAGTACCTGACCAGTTACTATCATTAATAGAACTTAATGTAGCTATTGATCCTAGTCCTAAATTTGTTCTTGCAGCAGAAGCTGTAGTACCTCCTGTCCCACCGTTAGCTAAAGGTAATGTACCAGTCACACCTGTAGCTAATGATACATCAGTAATTGTGTTACTAGCACCACTAATAGTTTTATTTGTTAGTGTAGCTGTATTTGATCTTTCTTTAAATACATACTCAGTTGTAGCAAGTTGTGTTGAGTTTGTTCCTATACTTGCTGTAGGAGCAGTTGGTGTACCTGTAAAAGCAGGACTGTTACTATTAGCTTTAGAACTAATAGCAGACGCAATGGCAATAAACTCATTGTCAATCTCTGAGCCTTTGATAATTTTACCTACGTCACCTGAACTTAAACTATCTTTAGCTGTAAAGTTGGTTGCTTTAGTATAATTTGACATTACCTATTCCTTAAATAATCTTTCCTGTTTTTACATAAACATCAATTTTCTGTATTGACAATGGATTTTGATTTATGTCTGCTTCAAAACCTAATTGCAAAATAGAACCTGAACCACCTAGGTTTGATCTAACTTCTTCTAAAGCAAGACCACTAGAGTATTCTGACAGACCGTCTGCACCTTTAAGATAAACAGTTGCATTAGGTTCTTCTCCAGCGTTTGTGTCTGGTACATAATAGAATCCATCACCGCTATCTAATTTAACTGTATGAGGTAAATCAAAACCATTAGTAGGATCAAAAAAAGATTTAAACGCTACTTGGTAATGTGTACCATCAGTATCAGTAATAGTGTTAGTAGAAGGGGTTGTATCATCAAATGACTGAGATCCAACTACAGTTACATTATTGACACCAAACTTGTTTACATTAAATTCAAAAACAGACCCAGCAGATAATGTCTTACGAATATCTCTAAACGATGAAACATAATCAAAGCCATACTTAATAAATACGTTTTGACCTACACCGCCTACAACTGTAAAGTTACCTTTCTTCAATACCTTTAAAGATGTAGGATTACCAAGATCAAAGTGATTTGTGTAATACCGCATCTGATATATTTCGTCATTATCTAAATAAGTATTGTACTTACCGATGTAACCTTTTTTACCTAGTAGCAAATCACCAGTATAAGTAGTATGAAATGCAGTAGGTTCTATGTGATCCCAGATAGTTACTCTACAAGCACCATTCTGTAATCTACCTCTAAGATCAAAACAAAATACATACTTAGATGTAGGTAGAGTTAAAACATAAAAAGCATCTCTTGGATAGTAAGTTGCTTTAATTCTTTCTTTGTCAGTTTCTGAATCAACAAACGTAACTAAATCATCTCTGACGTTAAAAGATATATCGTTGATAGGTGCTGACTTTTCCTGAATGACACGAGCAATACTTCTTACCCCAGTGTCAGACAAGAACATAACATCAGTACCAGTATTAACGATAGTATCTCTTGCAATACATCCTACGTTAGCAATCAAGTCAACTAACTCTAATCGTGTTACATCAATAGGATTAGAGTAAACTGCAATGTTTCTCTTACCAAAGATAATTAAGAAACCATTATGCGCAGCTAGTCCTACAACTTGGTCACCATTAGGAAATACGTCTACCAAAGATAAGTAACCTGAATCACCAGTAGACAAGTTTGATCCATCCAGTAATGCACTGAAGTACACTGTCTGTTCATCATTAACAATATTTGTCCACCAAGTACGTCCATAAGCTCCAAGTACAAAGTTAGGTTTAAAGTCACTAGCAGATGTATAAGTTGTAGGTACAGACCCAACATCACTTAGTAATTGAAAACCATAGCTACCTGTGTGAGCGTGTCCACTACCTACTTTGTGATACACTAAAGGTAGATGACCAGCTTGACAGATATAAGCATGTGGACTAATGTCTGGTCCTTCACCAAATACAATACTAGATGCTGACCAGTTGTTATCTGTTATTGTATAGGCAGTTGTTCCTGTTCCTGCTGAATCTGTAACTGTAGTATTGACAGCAGTAGTTAATGTGCCAGTATCTAAAGTCAATAATAAATTATTACCTCCTGCTATAACTTTACCTGTTTCAGGAAGCTCAAATAAAAACTCAATGTCATTAGTACCTAAGTCAGAGTTAGTAGATACATTCTGTTTACTCCAACCTTTTCTAGCTCCTATACGACCAAACTTATCTATGACACAGTTATACGCTTCTAACGCATATCCTGATGATAAGTCAACACTGCTTTCTTGTGTGTTAATTCCTAGAAAGCCTGGTGCTGATATAGTAGTAGTAAGAAGCTGTTTAGCCATTACGCTGCATTCCAAACATACTCATCACGATATCGCCCATTCTCTAAAGAAATATGATCCGCTAATGATTGATCTGCAAAAGCTCTTGCCTCTGATGCTGAAAACCCTGCATCTTCTCCACGTTCTGCAACAGCTAACGCATAAGCATATTTAATTACTGGTTCTGATGGAACAGTAATAGTGTCAGCATTATCAGATAAAGACACTTGAGGTTTATAAATGTTAAAGAACACATTGTATTCGGCATCAGGAATAGGATAGATATCTACTTGTGTATCACCATTAATATCTACACCATTAAAGTTGTAGTACATTGGTGAACCTTTTTGTGGTGTCTGATTTAGGAACAAATTGTTCATTTCACTAAAAGGCATATACTTTAAAAATATATTATCTTCACTATTAATAACATCAATTACTCTAAATCTTTGACCAGCACCTGTCATAACGTAGTTAAATAAATCATTAGAAGTAGTCACAGTAAGCGTTTCAGACAAAGCGTTCCACTGATAACTATCTTCTACAAATCGTTTAGCGTCATTAACAAATTTACTAACCAATTTAGAATAAGACGTATCAGTAACAGCAGTTACCTCATCTTCACGCAATCTAACTAATACATCATTGACAAGTTCTAAGTAATTCATTTCTTCTTCTTCCTAGCTGTAGATAAGGCAATAGCTACCGCTTGTTTCTGTGGGTAGCCTTCCTTCTTTAGCTTCTTGATGTTAGAACCTACGTTCTTTTTGCCTTTCTTTAGTGGCATTACTTCTTAGTCTTTCTCATAGCTTTTCGTAAACACTTACCAGCAGCTTTACATTTTTTAGGGTAAGGACAAGTAGGACAAGTTTTAAATGCTGGCATTGATTAGCTCCTATGAATGAAATTGTATTGCTTCTGCTGGTCTTAGTT